GCCATGAGAAAGAAGTACACAGTGACCGTCCACAGAAGGCGAGAACGGGAATCCATTACTTCTTCCGGCGTAAAGTTTTACGACGACCTTTGCGTCCACCGGTGTACTCTTCCTCTTTGGGTGGTGGAACGAGTTCAAACCTGTCTGTGGGGCTGACAGTGCGTACTCCCTCGTAAGTAAAAACTTGTATCTTGTCACCCCGGGGTTTCCAAGTTTCGACCGTAAACTGGTTCCCATTCTTGTCTTTGTATGTGGAACCGTCCTGAAGCTTGGATGCTGTGACCATAGACGTAGACGCCTTCGCCTCGTCTGTCTTGGCTTCTTCTTCGATAAGCGGGAGAACTGGCTCTTTGTTCTCAAGATTGTCGGCGGCCGTTGTGAGGATTTGACTCAATCCATCAAAGAAACCATTCACGTAGTCTCCTGCCGTCACAATCGCTTCTCCGGCCTTCTCCGCTGCTACCAGGGAGAAGTCTAGGCTCATCTTGTCACCCGTTTCATAGGCGTCGACTGCGATGGATGCAACTCGTTCGGCAGCCGTTCGGAATGACGTGTCTTCACGGAACCTCGTTTCGAGTGTTTGGGCGCCGGCAAGCGCCGTGGCTTCACCGCCCGGAAGAACAATCGGCGTCTTGGACTTCAGACGTTCGAAGTATCCCTGTGCGGCCTCCCCGATGTCCCGAGCGGTCCATTTCGCAACGTCCCAGACAGTTGTTTCACGAACTTCGGCACTGACTTTTGGGAGCAACGCTAACACCCAAGCGAACAATGCAAGGTAGACAAAGGCCCGGTGCCCGAGTTGTCCGCCCCGTTGCCGTCTACGGCGAGTCTTGCCGTAGAGTTTGCGACGTCTCTGCGTCTTCTTCATTGTTAGAGCTCCTCAAAAAATGCCGGGCGAGGAAGTAATGAGTTACGTCCTTCCCAACCGAAAGGCCTTTGCCGATTCGGTGACTCGAACCCTCCTGAAATACCGCAAGCTTGCAACGGACGCCGACGATGCAGACGTGGACCTCTGTACGGGTGTGGGAGGTACCAGCGTGCGAGAGCTCTTGCCCCACCAGAAGGTTGTGCGGGATTACCTGATGATTGAGACGCCCTATCGAGGCCTGTTGCTCTATCACGGTCTGGGCTCCGGCAAGACCTGCTCGTCCATCGCCGTAGCTGAGTCACTGCTCTCGAACAAGAAGGTCTTCGTGATGCTTCCGGCCTCCCTCGAACAGAACTACAAGGGTGAGCTCCGCAAGTGCGGGGACCCGCTCTATATGTACGACCAGCACTGGCGCCAGCAGCAGCTCACACCCGAGACTCGGGAGACAGCCAAGCGCATGGGCATCTCCGATGGCTTCCTCGACCGCCAGCGCACCTTCTTCACCACCGTTCAGGGCGAGACGCCCAACTACCAGACTCTTCCCAAGCCGGCCCAGGACATTATCGCCAAACAGATTGAGGACATTATCGACCAGCGGTTCACCTTCATCCGCTACAACGGGTTGTCCACAGCAAACATAGGCAAATATGTCCCTGCGGATGGTTCGAATCCGTATTCGGGTAGCGTGGTCATCATTGATGAGGTCCATAACTTCATCTCCCGAACTTCCAATGCGTCCGACATTGCGAGCAAGCTCTACAACCTCCTCTACAACGCAGTTGACTGCAAAGTGGTCGCCCTCTCCGGTACCCCCGTCATTAACCGGGCCAACGAAGTCGCCTATTTAATGAACCTTCTCCGGGGACCTATCGAGCGCATCATCATTCCCGTCAAGGCCATTCCGGCATGGGATGAAGAACGCATGAAGAACGCCCTGCGAGCCGTTCCGGACGTGGACACTATCGAGTTCGACGCCGTGAAGAAGTACATCCTGGTCACCCGCAACCCACCCCACTTCCGCAGTATCTACTCGGAGAAGGGAGACCGGACGGCTGTGCAGTATGTGAAGGATATGCCTTGGATTCCGCTGGCCGCCGACTGGGTCAAGTCGTGGGCGCCCAAGTTCCAGACAGAGGTTGGAGGCGCCGAGCTCTCTGTTGAACGAGTGTCCACCGAGACATTCGAGTGCCTGCCGACGGCCTATGAGGAGTTTGCGAACCTCTTTTTGGACGGGCTGACCATCAAGAACCCGCTGCTCTTTCAGCGCCGCATTCAGGGCCTCGTCTCGTACTTCAAGGGTGCTGACGAGCGCATGCTTCCCCGGCGTGTGGATGACGACAAGATGCTCGAGAAGGTTCTCATGTCCGATGAGCAGTTCAACCACTATCTCGCCATCCGTGCCGAAGAAATCAAGCGAGATGCCCGCAAGAAGCGCAACCCTCTGAAGGATGCGGACGACGAGATGAAGACCTTCCGTGTCAACTCCCGTCTGGCATGCGACTATGCAGTTCCCTCGGACCTGTCCAAGACGGATGTCGAGGCTGTTGACGAAGACACGGCCCCTGACAAGTCGGCGATTCTTGCGGCACTGAAGGCAGCCCCGGCTCGCTATCTCACAGAGAAGGCGTTGGAGACCTTCAGTCCCAAGATGCTCAAGATGATGACAAACATCAAGGGGTCCCTGGGTACTGGAGACAAATACAACAACCAGCTGGTCTATTCCTATTTTCGCAACCTCGAGGGCCTGGGTGTCTTCAGTGCAGCCCTCGAGGCCAATGGATGGCAGGAGTACAAGCTGGCCAAGGAGGCGAACCAGTGGATTGAAGACCCGAGCCTCGACCCCGAGAAGCCGGCTTTCGCCTTCTACACGGGCAAAGAGGATGCCGACGAGCGTGAGTATATGCGCCAAATCTTCAACGGCGTGGGCTACAATGACATCTTCCCCCCGAGCCTCAAGGCGTCCATCGAGTCCAAACCTAAGAAGAAGCTCTGTCTCTTCATGATTACGGCGGCCGGCGCTGAGGGTATCACGCTGGCGAACGTACGGCACGTCCACATCATGGAGCCCCATTGGAACCCAGCTCGTCACGACCAGGTCATTGGCCGTGCCATCCGTATCTGTTCGCACGCCAAGTTGCCCGTCGAAGAGCGGACAGTGCGTGTCTCATTTTACTTGTCCGTCTTCAGCGAGGCGCAGACCAAGTCCACGGAAGGCGTGAACGTCGTGCTCGTTCGCCGAACGGACATGGCGACCAAGCGCTATGAAGGCGACCCGACCGAGGTGTTCATGAGCACAGATGAGTACCTCTACGAGAAGGCGTACGAGAAGGAGAAGGTGAACCAAAAGATTGGCCTCTTACTCAAGCAGGCGGCCGTCGACTGTGAAGTTCATCGGAAACTCCATAGGCGGGAAACACCCGTGATTACATGCATGCGGTTTGATAGCACCGTGACCGGAGAGGACCTGGCGTTCAAACCCAATATTAAGCAGGAGGACCTCGATTCTACCTACTTGCGCAACCTTCAGCGCAGGAAGCGCCGCCTCCAAAAGGTCGCCATCAAAGGGATGGTCTTCCTCATTGACCCCGACACCAAGGAGGTCTACGATGGCCCGGCGTTCGACGACGGCCAGCGGCTTATGAAGATGGGGATGTTGACGTCACCGGTACAGATACGCTGGATGCCGGACCTGAGGCTAGCATGAGAACATCCTCGAGGAACTCATCGCAGACCGCCGACCAGGTCTTGAACTTTGCACTGTGGGTCGCCAACCCCCGAGGCTCGAGATGAGACGCCATCGTAAGAATTGCCTCGGCAACTGTGTCGGGCGAGAAGAGCGGATACCAGCCTCCGTGAGGCATCCCGCCGGCAAAGTATGCCCGGCCAATGCTGGGGATGAATAGCGCCGTTCCATCGTCGAGGAACGACCTGTAGGTGCCCACATCCGTGACAATCTGGGGTGCGCCGGTGAAGAGGTGCTCGAGCTGACAGAGGCCGTATCCCTCGCCATCCGAGGTGTTGATTCCAATGTCCGACACGTTGTACAGCTGATTGATTCCCTCGTCGTCGAGCAGGTTCTGACCACCCGTATCTACGAGGATGAGGTTTCGAAGGGCCGGCATCGGCTCGAGTCCGGCGAGTTTCAGCTCCTCGAGGTAGATGCGATGCACGTCATAGTACGCCCCGGTCTGAGGGTTCAGGTTCGTGGCAACCATGAGGTGAAGCTTAGGATTCTTCGCAAGAGCCCGCACAAAGCCCTGGATGGTCAGGTCCAGCCGCTTGCGCTGGCTATTTCGGTTGGCGTTGAGCAGGAGAACTGCATCCTCCGGGATGTTCAAGGTCTTCCGGACGGCCAGACGAGCATCGCTCGGCATCTTGGTAAACATCGTGGTATCCACCGCATGCTCGAGAATTCGAACGTCCGGTGCAGGTCCGTACTCGAGGAAGGCTCGCTTCCATCTCTCGCTGAAGCAGTAGACACGCTCGGCGTTCTTGCGAATGGTGTCTACAAGGACTGGTGCAATTCCCTCGTAGACCTGGTCCAGGTAGACCCAGAGGCGATACGGTGAGGTACCCGGCGAGTATTTCATGGACTCGATGAACTGGCAGACGGTCATCGGGTCATTGTAAATCATCACGACATCGGGGTTCACCATGTCGAGGTACTCGGCAATCTTGTTGAACCCGAAGCCCTGCTCTTTGGGGTCTTCGTTGGCCTGCGCATCGTAGGACGCAATGCCGGCCGGATACTTGCGAAGTCCCACATGGGCCGGGTGGCGCTGAAATCCAAAGTGGAAGGTCTTCACCTTGGGCGTCAGGGTCGCAAGCTGCTTGAGAAGTGCATAGGAGACCTTTGAGTATCCCGTGGTCTGGTCAATGTGTGTGCTGACGAGAACAAACCGCATTGCCTCCTTAGGATTCTCTTCCGTAAATGACAAATGCAGGTCAACTCTGCGCAAGATTGGCTCACGATGAAGAAGCGCCAGCTTATTGCAAAGACCTATCATACGACTCCTCCTCCCCAGCACCGCAAGCACAATGGCGTGTTCCTGTCAGCTATGGCCAACGACGCCACACAGACACAGCTCCTCGTCGTTCCGCAGGTGAGCGGATGGGGGTCTGTTCGGGGAGGTGAGACGACCTCCAACTGGTGCTGCCTCTCCAACGGCAACACGGCAGCACCCGGTGTCTTCTCGACGACGACGGATAAGGGTGTCGTTCGCCTGAACCTCCTCCAGCCTATGAGCGTTACGGCCACTCGCACGCTCGGTAGTAGTTAAACAATCCACTCTTCTTAACAACAAATGCCAGGCGGCCTTCTTCAACTGGTTGCGACCGGCGCACAAAACGAGCTGGTGAATGGAACGCCCTCCATGACCCACTTTCGGTCGGTGTATCGCCGTCATACGAATTTTGCGCTCGAGCAGATTCGTATGCCGTTTACTGCTTCCAATCTGGAGTTCAACGTCACGCAGACACGAACTATCTCCTGTCGTGTGGACCGGTATGCGCAGCTCCTTCATGACTGCTATCTGGTGCTCACAATGCCAGACATTTGGTCCCCCCTGAAGTTCCTTGGGTCGAGTGCGCCCCCGACCGGCTACGACCCTCGCTCCAATGCGATTGGGTACGAATTCCAGTGGATTCACAGCCTCGGCTACAACCTCATCGACCACGTCGACATTGTGATGAACGGCCAGGTTATCCAGCGCCTCCGGGGTGAGTGGCTCAAGTTCTACTCGTACATGACCCACAACGCCGACAAGCGGGCTATCGTCGACCAGATGACGGGCAACGTGCCTGAGATGTATGACCCGGCGAATGCGTATGACCGCCAGAACCAATACCCCAATGCCATTACACCCGTGACTGCGCCATCACAGCTGCCGCAGACAACGGTTCCCGAGCCATCCATTCGCTCTCGCCAGCTGATGATTCCTCTGCACTTTTGGTTCTGTGAGAACCCCGGCACAGCATTGCCGCTTGTGTCACTCCAGAATTCCGAGGTCTACATCAATGTGACGCTGCGGGCCCTGAATGACCTGTACACCGTCGTGGATGTGAACCCGGGGTCTCCGACGTACGGCCAGCGTGTAGCGCCGGTAAACTACCCGCTGTCGCTCTTCCTGTCTCCTCCTCTTGCAACGGGGCTTCCCAGCAACCCCAGCCTGACGACCTTCATTCCCGATTTCTACGTCGAAGGCACGTTCATCTACTTAACGGAGGTGGAGATGAATCAGCTTGCACGGGCCGACCAGACGTTCCTCATCAAGACCGTCAAGTACGTGAACAAAGAAGGCCAGTTCGGAGGCAACACGGACCTGGAGATTCCGATGTTCAACTTGGTAACCCGCATTGTCTTTGGGACCCAAAGGTCGGACCGCATTCTGGTCAACGACTGGGACAATTATACGAACTGGACGAACCCGAACCGGGCACCGTGGACGCCGATTAGCAGTGACGTCGATACGTCCCTGTATTCTACAGGCCAGCAGCAGGTGACGTCAGTCTACCCAAAGTCGTCTATCATTGACGGTGTCATCCTGTTCGACGGAAAGGAGCGTATCGCCACCAAGCCTTTCCCCTTCTTTAGCCTCCAACAGATGTACCGCCACGTGACCGGCCAACCCCCGTTCTCTCTGCCGGGCATCTACCAGTACTCCTTCGCCCTGGACCATGACCAGTACCAACCGAGTGGAGCGGCGAACGGTAGCATGTTCAATCGGACGATTCTGCGCCTGACACTGCAGACACCCCTTCCTCTGTCCGTCACGACCGATGGAGCACCAACATCGACGATTGTTTGCGTCCTCAAGTCCACCGTCTTCAGCCCGAACCCAACCATCGTCCCGGCGGCCCAGATTCCGCTCTACGACCCGTCGGAACTCGTGACCGTCGTCCAGACCAATGACAATGTGGTCTTTACCTTCACGTATAACGTCGGAGTCTACGTCGAAGCCATCAACTTCCTCCGCATCGTGAGTGGCTTGGGTAGTTTAGTCTTCGCATCATAATAACAAGATGTCCTACATCGAATCCGCCTATTACGGCGATGAGAAGGCGATGCGCAAGATTACA